TAATACTAAATCACCTTTACCATAACCGCCTTGTGTTATTTCGTTAAATATAGGCCAAGGGAATGGAATGCAGTTTCTATCATCTTCACGATATCTTGCTTCAATATCTATATTGTAATCTAAACCTACGGTTTTATCTTCACCAGCATTAACTGCTTTGCTGATTAGTTGAAGGATACTTTCAAAATCATTCATTTCAAGTAATGAAACCGAGTTTAAAATTGCTTTTTTAACTTGTTGATTGCGACAGAATGTACTAAATTCAGCTTCAACCCATTCAAGATCACTGTTATCAGACATCTTATATGCTTCTCTTAGCGCTTCAGCAATCGATATTCTTAATACTTCGTTTTCAAGTTTCTTAACCTCAATAGATAATGTTTCGATTGTTGGTGTTGTGTGATACTCACTAAAGTATTTTTGGATATATTCTACAACCCATTTATGTGCGGATGATTCAAAGTATTCTGAATCGACGGAATCGATAACATTGATTAGGAATTGTCGTTGCGTTAGCAAAGCTCCTAATACTTTTACTTGGAATACTGGTCCGTATTGATTTAATTTTTGTAATGTTGTCATAACCTAAATTTATTTAAAAGAATTTGGATAACCAAATAATTGTGATAACCACGATTGTACATTAGGAATGCTTTCACCTAATTTATCATTATGATACAATTGCAGGAATATCGGTGTATTTAATTCGTAAGAATTATTAAATGCGTCTTTAACTAACTGCTTATTCTCTGGTGATAGGAAACTACCATTCAAAGACATTAGTTGATGATTAATAGACAATTGATGCCGTCTTTCTACAACAGATAAATATAATTTATTTTCATTAATTAATTCAGCTGATTTTTCTATAATACTGTCTAACGTAACGTTAACATTACTGTTTAATTCTGGAAATAATTTAATTAACTTTTTAGGTCCTAAACCAGTGATGCCAGGTATGTTATCAGATGAATCACCCATTAACACTTTATAGTTTAAAAAATTATAACTACTAACACCAAATTCTTCTAATACGTCTTTTGGTGTGTATATTTTTTTCTTAACAGGAGAGTAGCAATGTACTTTATCTGATACTAATTGTAGGAAGTCCTTATCAGCAGACATGATAGTTACCTTTTGAGTATCACCATGTACTTGAAACTTATTAGCTAAATATCCAATGATATCATCAGCCTCTAAACCATCAATACTAGTAATAGTAACGGGTAAACATTTAAGGTATTGAATCAAACGTTCCATTTGATTGTTAATACTTTCTTGTTCTTCAGATTTAGACTGAAAGATAGAGTAGTTCGTCATGCGATTAGCATTACGATTTGCTTTATATGCGGGGAACAGATTTCTCCTAGCGTTTGAACTACCTACACCATCAAATACGATAACTACTTTAGTTGGATCAGCCATTCTAATGGCATAACCAATTGATTTAAGAAATCCGGTCAGGCCACCAATATGGTGGCCGTCGGGATTTATATGATTAATCATTGTAAACGCTCTTAAAAATGTATTAAGGCCGTCTATGATTAAAATTGAGCTTAGTTCTTTTCTGATGTCTGGTTGTACGTTGGAGAGTAATTGTTCATATTTACTCTTCGACATCTACTAGATTTATTTCTTTAAAGTTTTCTTGCATTTCATCTTCTTCAATTACATCGAAGTCAGTTGAACCTAAAATTTGTAACCAGTCTTTTGAATGTTCTTTCTTGTATATATCAATTGCTTTCTTATCATCATCAATAAAACCATGAACTGTCATTGTAACAGTACCTTTTGTTTGAACACCGGTAACGTGATTTTTATCAACTGATATCTTAGTGCGCTTTGCAAATTCAACGTCTTTACCGTCTTTAGTTGCTTTAATCTTACTAGTACCACTGTTTGATATATTACCAAATGTTACTACAAGTGATGAATCAAAGAACATTGTATCACCACCTTTATTTTTCAATTTAGGTTGTTCCATAGGTGAGTTTGGTTTTGCAACCCACACCTTGTTAACAGCTACTAATGTATTAGTATATGGTTGATTTTCTTTACGAGATAAGATAACCTTCTGATTGATAAAGTTACCAAATTGTTGAGATATAGCTCCAGCGTTCCACTCATTATTATTCTTATTAGATTCAATTGATAGTCTGCAAGGAATAGATCCTACAGAATCCCAGAAGAAACATAAGTCAAATGGTAATTTACCCGCTGCTTGTTCGGCTAATAAATCAGCAATAAATGCTGCTACATCTTCAATTGTATTTAGTGCACCTCTATCGATGTATAAGAAGAAACCTTTGTAATCAATAATCTCACCTGTTTCAGTGTCAACTACAGGTTCCATTTCAAAGCCCATTTGTTGAGCGTGTTCCCAATTCCATTTCATTTCAGTAATGATAAAGACAGGTAGTACACCCATTTTTTGGGCTGCTACTGCTGCCTCTAACATTGCTGTTGTTTTACCAGTGTCCGAGTGACCACGTAATAAACTTATGTGACCCATCGGAATACCAGGTAATGAAATGACATTTTGGAAAGCTTCAGACAGTTTAATCCATCTTTGTGGTTTAAATTTAACAGACTGATCTAAAAATTTAGATTTCTTAAACGCATCAATGTTAAATGATTTTTTTAACGATTCGGATACTACAGTCGTTAAGCTGTCTTTACTTTTTGCCATAATTAGTCGTTGAATAGATCGTTAAATTTATCTGCATTGCTAGTTTTAGCTGCAGGAGTTTCTAGAGAATAAGCTGGTGTTACTGGTTTGTTAATTTCTTTGATGAAATCATCTTCCTCATCAGCATCCGCAGACGCGATTGGAGTTTCAGTAGCGGTTGCCTCTTCCTCTGGATTTAACCATTTAGTCAAGATGTCTTTTAAAGCCTCGTAAGTGTATCTACGATTGATTGCCAAAATATCAGGTTGCTCGTTAAGTACTTTTTCTACTAACGCTGCATCTTCAGAGATTGAAGTTGTTTTTGGTTTGATACGAAGGTTACATTTAATACCCTTTCTACCAGCAATAACATCTTCAACAGCATCAATAGTAAAGTCTCTACCGTCTGTGATATCGGTGTAATCACCATAATCTTCATCAGCAGCAATACCTAATAATTGATCGTTTGTTAATTTACCAAACTCCCATAAGCGAGCACCTAGGTGTTCTTCACCACGTACGATTACAGCAGCGAAATAACGAGATTTCGGCTCGATCTTTTTAGCTAATTGCCAATCCTCTCTGTCAGATGACTTACGAAGGTTTTTAGCGAAATCAGCAATTGGATCTGCTTCACCCCAATTTGATAATGCCAAAATAGGTCCTTTTGAGAAACCATAGTGGAACTGTACTTCACGGATAGGCCATGCCTTATCATACGTTGAAGGTAGAATTCTTACTTGGTACTTACCTGCTTTTGGTTTAAAGAAAATTTTAGTGTAGTCAATTCTTTCTCTTTGTTGACTACCTTTGTTTTGTGCAGCGGCTAACTTCTGCTTTGCCAGATTTAAATCCATAACTGTTTTATTTTAGACTTGAATATAAGATAGGAAATTTAGACAGCCAAAACTACTTATTAAAATCTATGATCTTATAAATAGATGTATCTAATTTGCGTAAATCGGGGCCATTAGTAAGCAATATGCTGTTCTTATAGTCATGCCAATTTACAATATATTTTGTGTCTAGCACACCTTTATTTAGTGTTTTAATCAATGTATTGAGAGCATTGATTGTATACAATGTATTGCTTTCCTTTTTGCGGTGCAATAATATAGTATTTGGTAATGGGGCATCTGATGAGTTGCCTGCATCGATGTTGTATGTGCACATCAATTCGTCGCTCTGAGGCGATTCAAGGATAAATATCTTATTGTATAAGATGGCGTGACGGCGATTGATAGTAGAAACGATGTTCTCTAAGTCATCAGGCCTGGTAAATGTGCAGAATAATTTGTTCAAATCTAAAAATGTATAGTCCATTATAAATATTTATATTTTAGTTAAACCGTGGTATGTATTTCCTTGTTTAATTGTTACAGGATATTCAAGCATATTTACTATATCTTGTAATATGTCGCCGTCTTCTTTACTGTAATCAAACAAAAACGCATCATACGTGTATAATACAATTTTGGTTTTTTTATTTTTTAAATAATCAAATAACTTTCCTAATAATTTGACGTTGGTTGACGTTTCTTTGCTCTGAACTATATAGTTAAATAACTTTGATCGAGTCATCTCAGCGTCATTTATAAATATCTTATTCTCACATTTAAATGATCCCCCATGCTGGTACGTATCCCATATACTATCTGTATATTTAAGCACATCTTTAAAAAATGGTTTATTTTGGTATTCAGACCAAACACCACCGTATAACTGTTTGAATGTTAATTCCTTAGCTTCTTGTTGTGTAACACCTAATAATTCGCCTAATAAATCATATGTGTTGCGATCTTTAGGAAAATCAAAATTAACCATTTCACCAATTAAGCGTGGATGATAACCTTGAAAATCTATTTCAATAAACATATCATTCTCAGGCATGTAACACATACGTTCGCCATCATCTTTATTAAGTGCTGAAAAATTAACGCTGTTAAATGTGTTGGATGGGCGTGACGTTGTTGTATATAAATTATAATGTGTGTATATTTTTCCGCGAGATAAATTGAATTCTGGGTGGAGTAATCTACCTTGGTAATAATCGATGAAACAATCTTTATTGAGCTTTATACCGCTTGATTCGAGCTGATAAAATACATTAGTCGCATGCTCGTTATTAAAGGTAAATTGATCATTTGGTGTAAACGATGCGATGATAGGCGCAACGATATCGAATGTATTTTCCCACTCTTCGTAATGTTTGCTGATTGGTATTAAGCAATTAACATTAGGTAAATAATAATGTTGTGTGTAGTAAAATTCGCTACAGTTAGTAGGTACCTTATGTGTGTGTTGAATAAAATTTACATCGAATAATTTCTGTGGTTGGTTGAAATAATACAATGCTTCTTTCTTATCCAGCACCCACAATTTCTGTGTATTGTTAAGTAACCACCATTTAACATCTTCTTTATTTAAACCAAATGATTCGTTGTGGTTGATACACAACATAAATCCTTTAGTTCTTATAAGATCCCTAACATAAACTAAACTTAAGTCAGTTAATGCAGGATGGTATTTATTGCTTTTGGGGATGAAACTGACGAAACAGTCTCCAAAGTCACCCAGCTTTTCTAGCTGGTCTAGACGCTCTATAATGTAAAACATAACCTTTTATTTGACGAAATATAAGACCAAAAACTTGGAATATCAAAGAGGTCCTATTCCTGAACTTAAAAGCCAAGCTCTCATCCCCGGCATTTCTCTTTCTGCTCTGTTTATTTCTTCTATGCTCATACCTCCATCCCCTTGAGTAGTTACTAAAGATATAACTTGCCATGCATTGCTACTTTGCAATTCAAGATAAGTTTCCTTATTTATTTCTCTAATCAGTATAGGATAGTAGTTTAATTTTTTAGCGTAATAAGTTAAAAAATCTTCTCCTTCAGCATCTTTAGCTGATAAGTCAGGATTGTGAATTGTTTTAGGTATTTGAACTGATTTAGGATCTAGTTTAGTTAACTTACCATATTCTTTGTCTACGTTAAGGAAAACAAAATAATCATCACCTATTTTTTTTAATTCAGGAGATTTATTATCAAATACCTTACCAGCAAAGTATCTATCACCTATCTGGTAGTAATATCCTTGATATTCTTTATTATCAGATGTGCTAATAAATTCCTTTCCTACAGTGTATTTGCCTGTTTCAATTATATTTGAAGGTATTCTCATTATAAATCTTTAAAGTTTAGTAAGGTATAAGTAAAGAATTTATAGTTTGTTGTTTCGACTTGATTACGTACAGCTTGCATCATCCATAAATAGTCATCATATGATCTAAATACTTGACAACCAGCAGACCAGTTATTAATTAATTTTTTAGAGTCATTGTTACTGTAGTTACCTGAAGGATGAATGTTTGTACCAAATATGCCTGTAGTTATATTAACACTATTATATTGAGCATTTAAGGATTCATCTCTATGGTAGTTCATTGATTTAGCTTGTACTAAAGTATCAATTTTACCTAGGTGTAACCCTCTTACGTAAGAATCTTTATATTGTCCTTCTTGCATCATAATTGTTCTACCAGCTCCACCAAATTTACTTGCTTCGTATGTTAAGCCAGGAGCTGTAGTTTGCCACCC